ACAAGTTCACGTTGCTACCAATAGCCTTGTTTGTCGTGAGTTGGGGCTTGATATCAGTCCTTCTCTTGATAAACTGCGTAAGGCAACTATCAACTGGGTGATGCAACCTTTGAGTTCAACAAACTCCCTTAAATATTTGAACAAAAAATTTTGGCTGGATTCCAGTGATCGGCTAATGTATGAAGGCAAAGCTCCAGAGCTTTCCGACACCAAACGAGCACGAATGCCAGCTTTCTTTGAACATGCAAACCCCAACCTCCCACAATACGCTTAGTCTACTTGATGTACGTGGCATGACAGCTAATGCCATGCTTGCTAAGCTAGATGAAACGTTTCCACCCACCAACCCTACACCTGATATGACAATGGAACAAGTGATGTACCGATCCGGTCAACGTAGTGTCGTTGAGTGGGTCATCAATTATATGGAGGAGAACGATGGCTACGCTATCTGAGATGATCAGAGATGTTGGCAGTGTTCTTAGTGGACAAGAGGCTCAAAAAATCGCTGACAAAACTGGTAAAACTTATGCAGAAGTTCTTGCCAAAGCTCAGAAACTTAATATTGGGATTGGCGCAGGCGCTGTAAACACGTATAACCAGGCTCCTGCTGAACCGGCACGAACACCCAGGGCTATGGCAGCACAACAAGCTGTAGCACCTTTGCAAGATTTGAGTATTAACCGTGGGTATACTTATCAGGGTACCATGGGTACTCAAGGTGGAGTACCAATACCCATCATTGCCCCACGTAGCTCTGTCCAAAATCAAAGGGCAACACCGGAACCTGCCCCTACTCCCTCTCCAGAGGCATCACCATCCTCTGCTCCATCAAGCCCCGCAGCACCACCTGCTGCACCTGCCGAACCTGCCGGTCCTGACTACAACAGCATCATGGCTCCATTCTTGGAGATGCTTGCAGCAACAACAGCTAATAGTCAGCAACAGATGGCTGATCTGCAAACCATGATGGCGTCTGGCCTTGCTAATTCACAAGCAATGTTCCAGCAACAAATGGAACAAAATCTTGCCCTTGCTGAGCAAGAAAAAGCTGCTAATCGTGCTTTCATGATTAACTCTGGTCGTCAAACATCCCCTGCCAACCTTCAACTTGGTATCGGATATAACCAGAATAAACTTGCTGGTACTGAAGGATTCAAGTATCGTCCTAAGCAAGTAACTGCTGCACCTATTGCCTTTAGTGCACCTACCCTGTCTGCATCTGCAGCATCACAAGTACCTACTGTTATTAACGTCTGATGACCGCTAAACTTCGTTATGACAGATTGTCCTCAGACCGTGCCCAGTTTCTAAACACTGCTAGACAAGCAGCAGATCTAACTCTTCCTTATCTTATCCGAGAGGATGAGGTATACACCAAAGGTTCTATCAAACTTACAACCCCGTGGCAAAGCGTTGGTGCAAAGGGGGTAGTCACTCTGGCATCTAAATTGATGCTAGCTCTACTGCCACCTCAAACCAGTTTCTTTAAGCTACAGGTTAATGATATCAACCTTGGTCAAGAACTAGGACCTGAGATTAGATCAGAACTTGACTTGTCGTTTGCTAAAGTAGAACGTACTATCATGGAAGCTATTGCTGCTTCTGGTGATCGTGTCGTTGTACACCAAGCGCTAAAGCATCTTGTTGTAGCTGGCAATGCTCTTATCTTCATGGGTAAGGATGGGCTTAAGCTTTATCCTTTGAACCGTTATGTGGTAGATAGAGATGGCAACGGTAATGTTATTGAGATCGTAACAAAGGAGACAATCTCGAAAAAAATACTGAAAAAATTTTACCCCAATTATAAAGATCCTCAACCCAATGAGCCAATGGATGAATCCAGGTCTCATGAGGATGAGGTTGATGTCTATACACATTGTACTCTTGATAACAATCGTTGGATCTGGCATCAAGAAATTAATGGGGAACAACTACCTGGATCTCAAGGTAAAGCACCCAAAGACTCAACACCTTGGCTAGTCCTTAGGTTCAACCATGTAGATGGTGAAGTCTATGGACGTGGTAGGGTAGAGGAATTCATCGGAGACCTGAAGTCTCTTGAAGCTCTATCGCAAGCAGTAGTTGAAGGATCAGCAGCAGCTGCCAAGGTTGTCTTTACTGTATCACCTTCTAGTACTACTAAACCTGCTACACTTGCTAAAGCAGGTAACGGTGCTATCATCCAAGGTCGTCCTGATGACATTGGTGTTGTACAAGTTGGTAAGACAGCTGACTTCCAAACTGCTTACCAAATGATTGGTACACTGACTCAACGTCTAAGTGATGCATTCCTTGTCCTTACTGTACGACAAAGTGAACGCACTACTGCGGAAGAGGTACGACTCACACAACTGGAACTTGAACAACAACTCGGGGGACTCTTCTCCCTTCTTACTGTTGAGTTCCTTGTACCGTACCTGAACCGTAAACTTAGTGTTGCACAAAAGGTTGGTGATATCCCTCGCCTTCCTAAAGGTGACATTGTTAAACCTACGATTGTCGCTGGTATCAATGCATTGGGTCGTGGCCAAGATCGTGAAAGCTTAGCGCAATTCCTTGGTACTATTGCACAGACAATGGGACCTGAAGCACTTCAAACCTACATCAATCCTGAAGAAGTCATCAAACGATTGGCTGCTTCACAAGGTATTGAAGTCTTGAACCTTGTTAAGAGTATGCAAGAGGTTCAGCAACAACAACAAGCCGCTATGCAACAACAAGCACAGATGGCTATGACACAACAAGCTGGACAACTAGCACAAGTTGAGCAACGTCGTGAACAAGCGGCAGGACAGATGGCTCAACAAATGATGCAACAACAACCACCACAAATGTAACCACCACTTATGAGTGAAACTCTAACTTATAACGAAGCACCTGCAGATCAAGGTGAACTTAATGCTGATGAGCAGGACTCCCTAGCTGTAGCTGAAGCAGCTGAAGGTGAACAAAACCCAATGTATGCTGGTAAGTTTAAGGATGCTCAATCCCTTGAACAAGCATACATCGAACTTCAAAAGAAACTAGGAGAACCACGTGATGAAGTACAGCAAACCGATGAAGCCGAACCCGGTGAAGAAGCCGACGAAGAAGTAGAAGAGTCTGAAGAAGAAGAAGCACCTACTGAAAACCAACTGACTCAAGAACAAGCTGATCAGTTGTTTAAGATGGTAGGTGGTAAGAAAGCCTATCAATCTATGATCGGCTGGGCTGGACAAAACCTTTCCGAAGGTGAGATCCAGATGTATGATTCAGTGATGGGTAAAGGTGACCCTAGTGCTATCTTCTTTGCTGTACAAGCACTAGCTGCTAAGTACACTGATGCAGTTGGTAAGGACGGTAACCTGTTGACTGGTCGTAGTGCTAGTAAAGAGGACAACTCCTTCCGTAGCCAAGCTGAACTTGTACAAGCAATGAGTGATCCACGTTACGATAACGACCCAGCTTATCGACGGGATGTAATGAATAAGCTTGAAAACTCTGATCTTCAATTCTAATGACCACCAACATTTGGGCTAAAGAACCTATCATGTACACCGACAAAGATTACACCGTGCCTCATAACGAACGTGCTGAACTCCTCAACGGTCGCCTTGCTATGCTTGGCGTTATGGCTGCTATTGGCGCTTACGCTGTGACGGGTCAACTTATCCCTGGAGTATTTTAATCATGGCTTGCGGTAAGAAAGGCTACAAAGGTGGCGGTACTAAGAAGAAGTAAGTATTGATAGATCCGCCAATACTGCGCGTGTATTGGTGGATTAGTAGGAGTAAGTAATATAAAAGTTCTTTGCTTTATTATTATGATTCCTGTTCTAACTACTCTATCGGTGATCGCTAGTTGGTATGGTCCCGGCTTTAACGGTAACCTTACTGCTAACGGTGAACGATACAATCAACATGCCCTTACTACTGCGCACAAGACACTACCATTTGGAACACGCCTTAGGGTTTGCTTCAAGAGGTGTGCCGTTGTTCGGGTGAATGATCGTGGTCCTTACATTCATGGTAGGACTCTTGATCTAAGTAAAGGTGCGGCTGATACTATCGGTCTCACTGGTTCTGGAGTTGGACGAGTCAAAGTAACACGTCTTAATTAACTACCATGGTTACTATTGCACAACCCCAAACATGACTGACACATTTCGTAAATGGACAATATGGACCTCTATTTCTCTCTTTGAATTCTGTGTGTGGTCTTGGAGGAACCATATGTGGAACCACCTTGACGGATTTCCAAATGAAGAACGAATGAGGGATTTGTTCTGGCATTATTTGAATTTTGGGAATACTACCACATACTATGACTGGGACAGATGAAGAACTGACACAAGGGATGCTCCAAGTGTCCCTGTGATGCCTTATAATACTCTCATACACAAAGGAACTTCAAATGCCTATTGAAATCACCAACCAAGTTCGTATTCAAGAACACGAAGATTTTTGGTACACAGTGGAAGACACTCACCTTGATGTAAATTGTGATGGATGTACCATTTCTGAATGGGTATATGATGTTGAGAAAGGTGATAAACGAATTCGCCATATTTGTATGAATGAAGAAGAAGCACTTGCTGTTGCTGATGCCATCTACAAACTCTTCAAAAAGAACTGAAATGATTACCGCAACTGTCCTGCGCCCAACTAACCCAATTCGGGGTATGTGGGATTCATATTTAAACTGGGTAACCAGTACTAAAAATCGTCTTTATATCGGCCATGCTGGGGTAATTATGATCCCCTGCTTGTTGGCCGCAACAACTTGCTTCATCCTCGCATTCATTGCCGCACCACCTACTGACATTGATGGCATTCGTGAACCAGTATCAGGCTCCCTCATGTGGGGTAACAACATTATCTCAGGGGCAGTGGTACCCAGCTCGAACGCAATTGGGCTACATATGTACCCAGTGTGGGCTGCCAATTCGCTGGACGAATGGCTTTATAACGGCGGCTGCTACCAGCTCATTATCTTCCACTTCCTTATCGGTGTGTATGCCTACATGCTCCGGGAATGGGAGCTATCGTACCGATTGGGAATGAGGCCTTGGATTTGTGTCGCATACTCAGCTCCGGTGGCGGCGGCTACCGCTGTATTTCTTGTCTATCCCTTCGGACAAGGTTCCTTCTCTGATGGTATGCCTTTGGGTATCTCGGGAACCTTCAACTACATGCTTGTGTTCCAGGCTGAACATAACATCCTTATGCACCCCTTCCACATGCTTGGAGTTGCGGGTGTTTTTGGTGGGTCTCTATTTAGCGCGATGCACGGCAGCTTGGTTACGTCTAGTCTTGTTCGTGAAACGACTGAAGAAGTATCTCAGAACTATGGATACAAGTTTGGTCAAGAAGAGGAGACGTATAACATCGTTGCCGCTCATGGTTATTTTGGACGTTTGATCTTCCAGTATGCATCTTTCAATAATAGCCGTAGCCTTCATTTCTTCCTTGCTGCTTGGCCTGTTGTTGGTATCTGGTTTGCTGCTTTGGGCGTTTCGACCATGGCTTTCAATCTTAATGGTTTCAAC